TGCCATCGGCTCCGTGCTGCGGCGGTAATGCGCATCGCGGACGTCGGTGCAGTCGTCGCAACACCCGTAAACAAAGACGGTCTCCACGCCGAGCAGGTCAACCACGCCCCGTGTCACGTCGAGCCGACTGCCGCAGATCTTGCACTGCCCCTCGGCCCAGGTTGACGCGCCGTCGCCCCACTTGCGGCACAAGCGCCGCTCCATCTCGGTGCGGAACTCGGCGCGTGGTTCGATGCTGATGCCCACGGCGTCGTAAACCGTCGCTGCTTCAAGGTCGTTCGCGCTCATCAGAATCCGCCCTCCTTTTCCCAGCTGAACGCGCCGCCTTCAGCTGCTCGCTCTTTCGCGATCTTGTCGGAGTTGAGTTGCTTGCTTGGCTTCGGACTGGCGCAGACAGCCCAGTGCTTCGCAAGCGCGGTCGGCGTCAGCGCAGCACCGTCGAAGTGCGTTCGGTAGTTGGCAGCGCGGCGGCGGATCTCGTCGGGCGTCACGTCAGGGGAAACGGCCACGATCTCGGCACGCGCTGCGACGGCTGGTCCCCACTGCGTAACCTCTTCCGGCTTGCCCCCGCCGACCGTGGCGAGTGCGTCCATGACCGGATTGCGTGCGCGCGGCGCGGCGTCAGCCGCCCTCCGTCTCCTTCTGTTTCTCTTCTCCTTCTCCTTCTCTTCTCCTTCTCCTTCTCCTTCTCCTTCCGCTTTCGCAAAACTAACCAACGTTGGTTTGTCGTTGGTTTCCGACGTTGGTTTTTTCTGCTCGGGAGGTTGGTTTGTCGACGGCCTGCCGCCACGTATGCCGTTGGTTCGCGCACGCTCGCGGCGGTGCTGGACCTCATCCTGTTTTTCCGTCGGATAGGCCCAGAGTGTCAGATCCTCGCCGGACCAAGACCAGAGCGCCGAGACGGCCTCGACCTCGGCCTTGGTGACGCGGGCCAGCTGCTGCCACTTTCGGTCAGGCCAGGACTTGCACGCGGTGATCTTCCCGCCGTTCTCCTGACCAGCGCAGAAGCGCAGCAGGCAGAGCCACGTTGCGCGGGCGGTCGGGTCGGAGCCGACGAAAGCCTCGCTGTCTAGGGTGGTCGTTTCGATGTTGAGCCAATTCATGCGCTTCCTTTCAGCCGATAGAACGAATGCACCTTCCCAGCGCGATGCACGCTCATCTGTTCGATGTCGTGCCCGCGCTTTCGTAGATCGGCCACGCGGGAGTGGACAGCGTAGCCGCCGCTGATATCCACCAGATAGGGCAGGCTTAGCCAACCCGTGTCTTCGATCATTCCGCCGCAGCACGACTGCTGCACGCGCAGGGCGAGCAGGATCTTGTCAGCTTGGCTCAGGCCGGCCCCGGACTGTTCGTAGGTGGTCTGGTTCATCGCTTGTCCTCCTTGGCGCGTGCGGCGCGGAAAGCCGCGAACCGCTTACGCACCGACTCATCCTGTTTAAGCTTCGCCGCGTCAGGCTTGCCGTTCCCTTTTCGTGTCGCCCAGCGCAAGGCCACGCTGACGTAGCGCCGCTCGTCCGGCCAGTCCGACTGCAAATCGCGCTGTCCTTCGATGTACGCAGCGCGCGCATCGCCGGAAAGCTTAAGGAGTGATTTCATGGCTTGCCCTCCCCCAGCGCAGTCTTGACCCGCGCGATGTAGCCCGCGCCCCCGGGCACATCGTACGGGCTGACGTGGTCCGTGATTGCCTCGCGTAGGAGTGAGCGCAGCGCGGCGTTCTCGCGTTCGAGCTGTTCAACCTCATTCCCAAGCTCTGAGATTCGGTCAGCCCCTTCCGCGATGGCGACATTGGCCGCGCCGTCTCCGCTCTGAATTTCTCGCGCTAGCACGCGCAAGGCGTCGTGAATAGCTTTGTTGCTGCTTCTCGGTATTGCGCTCATGGCTGGCCCCCCTTCTCCGGCTTCACCCCAGTCCTAGCCCAATCGTAGCACAGCAGATACCCGTGAGCATCCACAATGTTATCCTGCCCGGGCCTGTGCATCTCACGAGCCAGCTTAAGCCCGACCATCATCAAGATGGCCTCACTAGGCGTGATGTCGCGTTTCAGGATAGGAACGAGCAGGCCTGACCAGATCTTAGCAACCTTGGCGTAGTCATCCGCCGGGTCGCCGTAGCTTTCATTGCGGTCGCCCAGTACAAGCTGGGCCGCTTTGTGTGCGTTGTTCATTGTGTTGTGTCAGTCGTTAAGTGATCCCGCCCAGAACTGCGCGGCGTGGCGCTGCTCTTGTCCCTGCGTATGTGCGCCGCCCAGAGTTTGGGCATTGCGCGCGCGACAGGTTAAGCTTGCGCGGGCGGGAAAGTGTGTGTCGTCGTAAATTAGCCCCGCCCAGACCAGAGCAACGTGCGCCGGTCTATCGCCCTGCCCGTTGTTAGCTAGGGCTGCGCGCGTTTTTGCGCGGGCGGGAAAGGGTTAGTCGGCGTAGCGGGTTCCGGAATGGTCGTGTCGAATCCAGCGCATATCCTGCTCGACATATAGGAGGATGCGCCCGTCGTAATATGCTTCGCTCGTGTACTCCACGCCAACAGTCCGACCCATCGCAACTCCAGTCATCCTTGCGCCCTTGAGTTTGGCGCGGGTCAGATCGGCCATTCTTAGATCAGCCCACCTCAGATCCGCCGACTCAAGATTGCAGTCGGTCAGGTCAGCGCCGAAGAGCTTGGCCTCGTTCAGTTGCGCTCCCTCCAAGTTGGACCCGCTCAGGTCGCAGCGGTCCAAGATTGCCTCGCGCAGATCGCGCCACGCGAGGTTGTGTTGAATCAGCGCGCCGCCGGAAAAGTCGAGGCGCTTGCCGTTCGGATCGCCGCCGAGCCAAAGCGCGTGAAGGTAAAGCGCCTCCTCTGTTTCGGCGTCGATGCGGTAGATGGGCGCGCTCATGACTTGTCCTCCGGTACGTCGACGAAAACCACGGGAGTGGAGCCCGCGTAATAGGTAATCGAGTTCGAAACGAACGGCAGTCCCTTGAGCTTTCTTATCTCGTCCCGCAGTTCTCTGACCTGCTCGCTCAGACTGTGCGTTTTGGCCAGTTCCTTGTAGTGATCCTCAAGCAAGCTCTGATACCGCTGAGTCCAATGCGCCACAGCCCCAGAGAATCCAGCGTGAGCGCCACCGTTGCTGTTCAGCTGTTCCTCAATCGCGCGGCACACTTCGACGGGCACCCAGTCGCCGTCCGTGTTCTCCACCATGTCATCATACCCGAGAGAGTACCGATGCGAATCGGTCCAAGGTGTTGCGCTCACTCTGCACCCCCTTGCCGCTGCGCATAGTCAAGCAGCAGCAGCGCGTCAGCGTTGTCCAGCGTAACTTTCACCTGCGGAAACCGTCGCGCGGCCTCGTCGCGGAGTGCGCGCTTCCGGTCTGCGCCTTTCAGCGTGGACCCGATCAGTCCCTTCTGCCACGTCTGCGGGCGGACCAAGACGGTGCGGACGTGCAGCGCCGCGAGCAGGCCAAGCCAGTACCCGAAGCCCTGACCAAAGCGGAACATGGCCGAACCGGGCTGCGGCTTTCCGATGTAGCCCCCGACCTGCTCGACGTAGGCCACGACCCGTTCAGCCCCGGTCAAGGCGTCCTCGACCGCATCCAGCTGCGGCGTTTTCTTCGTGGGGTGGATGACGACGGACAGTCCGTGCGCGAACGCGAGTGCGCCGGATGCGCCAGGATCGATTGCGATGATGCGAGTGCTCATGTTCAAAACGGTACGTCCTCCGTGTCGATGTTCGCCGGCTGCGGCTGCGCAGGACGGGGCGGCGCGGCTTCCTTCCGCTCGACCTTGCCGCGAATGTACTTGGTCCCGGCCTTCTCGCCGCTCTTCACTTCGGAGATCCAGCCGGACAGCTTGTACTCGACGCCTGCAATCTGGACCTCCCCTCGGTAATCTGGACGCTTCGGGTTGTCGCCCTTGTCGTTTTTGAAGAGCCGAAAAGTCAGCTCGTTGTTGTACTGGTCGCTCATTGGTTGATCTCCTTGATTCTGATTCCGCCAACTGCACGACCGCCGAATTTCACCTCGGGGTCGTGGTAAATGTACACCGTCTTACCACGCCACGCCTGCGTATTGGCTCCGTACATACGGACCAGCGCGCGGCGGTTGGCGGTTGCGCGCAGGACCAACTGCTTGGCCTTGCCCTTGAATTTCAACGCGGGGACGTTCTTTTCCTTCCGGCCCCGGTCGAATGCTACCTCGTCATAGAGCAGCACGTCCTCGATCTCGGCAGGGACATCACCCAGGCCGATCAGATCCTCGCTAGCCAGCCACGGACTGGTCCGCAGCATTCCGCTCAAGCCCGTAAATGACTTCGGCTCGGCCTTGGCCGGATTGGATTGGTCGTCGGTGGTCATGACTGGGGTTCCTTGGTCTTGGCGCGTTCGGCCAACATTGCGTCGGCGTATTTGTATGCGTCATACGCCCACGCACTAGGCGGATTATGGTCTGGCCCTTGAGCCAACGACCCCTGCAACGCCGCCGCTGCGAAGTAATCGCGCAGCGTCATGCCGGGAAGCGGATAAACTGAACCGTGGTCCGTCGTGACCGGAAACGCCGGCCCTCCGTCTGCTAATGTTTTCATGCGGTGGTCCCCTTCGTCAAACCTTCAAGGGCGGTCTCGTCACCGTAGCACCAACGCGGCAGATCAATCGTGCCCATGAGACCCACGTCTTTGTCATGGTAGTCCGGCCATCTTCCGGTCTGTCGGCACTCGTCCAGCTTCTCGATGAGCTTGTCGATCTCCTCGTCGCCCAGATCCATCGCGGCGTCCTCGAGCTTCCACACGTTGCAGCGCGGGAGTGGCTCGATCTCGACGGCGACGAACCAGAACTCAATGCGGATTTTCTCGTCCATGAACTGCCGCATCAGGCGGCGATACCAAGCGGCTTGTCGATGGTAGCCGCGTTGCAGGATGGTCTGACTGAACGGGCGCAAGCGCGCGTCATTCGTTGTCTTGATGTCCGTGATGAGCAGTCTATCACCGGCGTGCTTCACCGCGTCAAGGCGACCCTTGCCCCACGTCAAACCAGTCCGGCCCGCGCCGAAGACGGACAGCTCGGTTTGCGCGCCGTCGAGGAGGTACGCGACGCGCTCGTGCTGCCTTGCGTGGTTCGCTGCACGTTCAAGCGCATCGGCCTCACCCGCGCTCAGGATGGTCTGACCTGCGTGCGCGGCGCTCCACTCCTTGCACTCCTTGGCGCCGCCGTGCCACGGCTTCGACTCTGGCCCGTACGTCGCCGGCCTGACCACGAACTCGCGACGACCCTCCAACATGAGCGCATGAAGCGCAGTCCCGGTCTGCATGGCGGCGGTCTGTTCGCGTTCGACGTAGCGGAACAGCGCGGGCGATTCGGCAAAGCGGTTGATGTCGGACTGAGTTAAACCGGGCTGCGCACGGTAGATGTCGGCCGGCAGTCCGGTCTGCGCAAAACAGCCCGGACCGGATTCGTACGGGGTGGCGGTACTCACTTCGCACCTCCCTCGATCTGCTCGGCCTGCTTGATCAGCGCCGCCGCTTCAGCGCGGAGCTTGACAGGATCTTCCAGCCTAGACCGAAGCGCCTCAATCGCGCTGTCGAGGTCGTCGGTGTCGACGCTTATGCCCGTAGTCCATCCAGAGCCGTACAGCGCGGAGCCGTACAAGCTAAGTTTGCCACCGTAAACGTGAGCATTGATGGACAGGTTATCGGCTTTCGGGAACGCGCTGCGAAATACTGCATAGGCTGCGAGCATTCCGGCGCGGATCTGTTCTGACGTGGTTGTGTTGTTCTTACTCATGGGTGAAAATGGGGAATCTGGCAAGATTGGGTTAGGCGTACAGCTTTGCGAGTTTGTGTCCGGCGATGCGAAAATTGAGTGCCTTTGTGGCC